GAATGCTACCAGAATCTCAGGAGTTCCGCCTATTTCCGTTTCAGAATACTCGTCCCCGGCATTGAGCTGGTACGAGAGCATCATCTTGATCTTGGCGGCTACGATCGGAGAACCAGTCGGAGCACCATCAAGGACATGACCAATCTTTGCGGAATAGTCGTATCTTAAGGCTTGAGGCTGGTCGTGCTTAAGAACATCCCAGATAGAGCCAGAAATTGCCTGACCACCGTGTTCGAACGGAGTAGAAGAGAGATACGAGTTAAGAGTTGTATACATCTTCGGAAGGTTAACCTGCAAGTAGCTAGTGCCTAACAAAGATCGACGATACGTCTGTGGAGTAGCCGTATCGAAAGGATAGTATGTGTATACATCCCAACCAGTGCCAGTAAGCCTGTATTCCACAAAGCGTAAGGGCTGTACGAAGAAGGATTCGAAGATCGCAAGGTTGCTCTGGTAATACTTGAACTTGCCAAGAAGTCTTCCATCGGTGCTCACGAGAACGAAGTTGCGAATATTCGGATTGCCGTCATACAAGGCTACGAGTTCGCTCAGCGTAGTCTGTTCGTATACGATGGGAGTAAACTGGGCTGCTCCCTGCTGAAGAGTGTCTAGTTTAGTCTTGTCTTCCTTGCTCATGAGACCATCAGCGGACTGTGTCACGAGCGAATTCTTAGCCGCATTGATGTTCGTGCGGGCTTGAGCCTGTTGGGGGTCGGTAAGGCTCTGGGATACACTCCAGAGCACACTAGAGTTTGGTGTTGACATTATGAAATCTCCTTATCAATGGATGAGTTTTAGCCTGCCGCAAGACCGCCCCACGACGCAGGAATCTGTGCGAGCTCAGCTGCACCCGTAGTAGTATTAGCCCCACAATTCTTGAATGCGTCTGTGTAAGCAACCGGTGGCGTGGCCTGAGAAGAAGCTTGTGTGTATAGGGCAAGCGCCCCGCTTTCTACTGCCGTGCATCCATTTAGCATATTGGTCATACTAAGCACAGAGCTCGTATCAAACAATGGAACTGACGTTAGCGCCACACAGTTATAGAACATTTCCGTCATGCTGGTTACAGAGCTCGTATCGAACAACGGAACCGACGTAAGACTCGAACAGCGAGAGAACATCTCGGACGTATAAACTGCAGAGCTTGTATCGAAAAAAGGAACTGATGTAAGACTCGAACAGCCACCGAACATACCCTCTATATGTGTTGCGTTGCTTGTATCAAATAATGGAACCGACGTAAGACTCGAACAGCGAGAGAACATTAATTCCATACGTGTTGCGTTACTTGTATCAAACAATGGAACTGACGTTAGCGCCACACAGTTATAGAACATACCGCCCATGTTTCGCACAGAGCTAGTATCGAACAATGGAACCGACGTGAGTCTCTCGCAGCCAATGAACATACCGCCCATGTATTGCACAGAGCTAGTATCGAACAATGGAACCGACGTGAGTCTCTCGCAGCCATTGAACATCCAGCCCATGTATTGCACAGAGCTCGTATCAAACAATGGAACCGTAGTAAGGGAATAGCAGTCATAGAACATTCCTTCCATGTTAGTTACGGAGCTTGTATCAAACAATGCGACAGTAGCGAGCGCTCTGCAATCACGGAACATATGGCTCAAGTCAGTGAAACCCGTAAGATTCGCGTCTATAACTTCAACAACATTCATGCATCTATAGAGCACATTATGCGCCGATGTGCCGCTCTTATAGACATCAAAAATATCGGTTGTGCCATCAACACGCGTCACGCTGTCATAGGTAGCGCTGCCATAGATTTCGCTTTGAACCGACTCTGGAGGATTCCCATCGTTCGTTCTGACACGGATGGTGCCGACCGGGAGCTTGAATACTACCTTTTTGCTATTGTATTCTAACGACTTGCCATTAAAATAATACCATTTTTCTGCCATAAACATTCTCCTTCTATGCCATTGTTCCGCCCCAAGATGCCGGAATCTGGGCTAATTCAGCTGCGCCCGTGACAGTGCCGGAACCACAGCTTGTAAACATATCGTTATACGTCGAAGGCGGCGTAGTCTGCGTAGAAGCTTGGGTGTAGAGGGCCAAAGCACCACTTTCTACGGCTGTACATCCATCAAACATGTGAGACGTATTCGTAGCTGCGGATGTATCGATTAATGGAACAGCCGTAAGCCCAGAACATCCAGAGTACATGTAGGACATGTTGCTTACTCCGGACATAACCGTTGGCACAGGGGCAGAGGTAAGCGACGTACATCCGGAGAACATCAGGTTCGTTGCGGACAGAGAGCTCGATGAGGTTATAGACCCTACGCTTGCCAACGAACTGCAAGCTTGGAACATGCTTGCCGCAGATATAGCCGAGGATATATTTACGTTGCCTACGCTAGCTAGATTGGTAAGAGCAGTAGCCGCAGAGTCGAAGACTCTATTAACATATCCAGCCGATCTCAAATCGAGATTTCCGATGTGCTCTAGAGCAGCGTCTCTATAAAACGTCTGATAACAGTTCACGCAGTTACGGAGATCGATGTTACCTACGGAAACCAGATTCGCCTGATTAGAAAGAAACTGTCTCGCTCCATCGGTTTTTGCCGAGCTTCCTCCAGTATAAGCAGTTCCGACTACGGACGGGAAGCTGAGGTCGCACATGCTAACCATAGTATCGTTTTCCGCACTATTACGACCATTGAACATTGCATACACATTCGTCACATCATCCGTATTCCTAAAGCTGTAACAGTGTACAATGCTGCACTGAGCAAATAGAAAGCTCGAGTTTGTTACGCCAGTAAGGTCTGCGTCAAGAATGTCGAATTTGTAAAAGGCCATAAGCGATTTGTCAGTTCCGCTTGCAGGGCTGACAAATGTTGTGTCTTTTCCGAGCGGAGTCTTTACCTGAGAAGTACCCGACCAATCAGTGCCGCTATAGTGCCAGTCAAAGGTATCTTCGTCTACTTGCGTCCATGTGCCATAGCCGCCCCTATAGCTTTGAAGACCCTGAAGATAGGATAAGGTTATCTGTGCCGGGAGACCCTCATTGTCTACTCTCGGTTCAATAAATCTGACTCTGATTGTCTTCTGCCTTAAAGCAAGCGAGAGGACAATACCACTGGATGGGCTCATGAGAGAGCCGTTTGGGGATAAAAGAATGAATTCTACCATAAAAAGTCTCCATTAGGAAAGAGACCGCCCCATGACGAGACGGTCTCTGAATTTTTGTGTTAGGATTGCTCGTAGCGTAGAATTACGATGAAGCAATACGATGCATGTTTATATGGAGTCAGCCGGATAGCAGCTTATAACTGGCCCGGTTTTCAGAATTATCCAGTTTGCGCGCCTTGTGCTTCCCAAATACGTACGTGTGCTTTCGTTGTTAGGGTAATATACCACTTTTTCAGGGCTGGATACAGTGTCGTTTTGGCACAGCATCCTGTACTTTGTATTCAGGGAGTTACTGCTGTCGTAGACAGAGAAGTACAATGAGTAACTGATTGAAGGCAAGGTCACAATAATCATCCAGTCATGGTTCGCGCCATTGTAATCTTCGCGTATGCGGATATATCCATTACTGGAATTGACGAACGCCGTTGCCTTGTATATCTTCGGCACTGTGTCTGTAATAACGAACCTGTGCGTATTGTAGTTCGTGCCGCTTGCTGTCAGAGTAACTTCTGAGCTAACGTCCCAAGCCGGAGCTGCGTCTGCCGAGATGGTGACACTATTCGAGGTCTCAGAGATATGGATGCCCGCTCCCTCAGCGAGAGACTTTGTGGCTGGCTTATTCTGGATATAAGCCGGGCTGGTTGTATCAGCCTCTGTCCAATTGCTCTGAACCTGTGCGCCTCCTCCGCCACTCTCAGTTTCCCAAGAATACGAAGCCGTGCCGCCACTGTAAGAAGCCTTGAGCACCTTTCCGTTATCCCCAGAACCCACCGTCGGAACGGGGGCTGCGTTAATGATCGTCAAGGTGTTATTGGTGGAATCTTCAGTGAGAGTCATTCCGTTGCCTTGTACCAAGGTCAAGCTCAAAGGCTTGTTCTTGATGTAATCAACGGAGCCGGAGTTGGGCTGAGACCAGTCACTCTGAACCTGTGCTGCTGGGATTGTCGGCTTGTTCTTGATGTAGTCAACTGCAGAGGAATCGCTCTGATTCCAATCACTCTGAACCTGTGCCGGAACTTGAGATGCTGTAATGAACCCAGAATCATTCTGAAGATCGCTCGTCTTGGACGGGATCGTAGGCTTGTTCTGAATGAAAGCCTTAGAATTCTGGTTAGACTCATTCCAGTTGCTCTGAACCTGCTGAGGAACACTAAGATCGAAGCTAGAAGTGTCTCCGATCGTGGTCTCATTCACGGTCACACTATGGTCAGAGCTAGTGATGGCTACATTAGCCGTTCCACCGCTACCCCCAGATTGACCAACCAATCCGTTCAGGCAGTATACTTGAATGTACGAGAGCGCGCAAGCTATTCCTGCAAGCTGCGTAAGTGCATCGCAAGTAAGCACCAATGCGGCATCGGTGTCAGAGGCGTTGAAGGTCATGAAACTAAGTTCGTAGACTTCTTCATGGGCGAATGAATTGTCGAATTCGATGGTCTTAACCGGAGTGCCTCCAGTGATGCCGCCATTCACACTAATCTTGTAGAGATTAGCATTAGGCGTTACACCAGCGTTAGAGATCTTCACGAAAGCATGGACACCATAAGTACCCTTCTTGAGCGTGATTGCACCTGAGCTGGCGTAGATGTTGCTTCCTCTATAGGAGGTTGCAGAGAGGTTTGCATTCAGGTTAGAGCCACTTGCGAGAGCGACGGAGCTTCCACCATGCCAATAATCGATGTTCAGATAATCTGCGTCGACCGAGATCACTCCATTGGCATCAATATCGATACCATCACCTGCGGTCATCTTGTTCGCAATCGTGATTGTGTTACCGTTCTGCGTGATAGTGATATTAGCGCCTTCCACAAGGGTCGGAACTACGGGGATCGACGGCTTGTTCTTGATATAGTCGTCCGCACTGGAATCAGACTGATTCCAGTCACTCTGCACGTTGACTTCGGCTCCAGCTGCAATCCCATCGAGCTTGTTCTTATCGTTGTTCGTGAAGTTGTTATCCGTATGAACGTAAGAAGCATCCTGCACTAAGTTCTGCGGCTTATTCTTGATATAATCCACAGCACTAGAATCGGACTGAGCCCAATCACTCTGAACCTGAGCGGCAGGGATAGACGGCTTGTGTTGGAGATCGTCATAGTCGCCACTCGTAGCCACTGCTGCCAATTCGCTCTTCTCTGCATAGATGCTCAGATCTGGCTTGTTCTTAATGAAGTCAACGGCACTAGAGTCCGTCTGTCCATAATCACTCTGAACCTGTGCAGCCGGAATTGTAGGTTTGTGCTGGAGATCATCATAGTCGCCAGTCGTAGCTACAGTTGCCAAGTCGCTCTTTTCAGCATAGATAGAAAGATCTGGTTTGTTCTTTATGTAGGCCGGATCACTAGAGTCGGCTTCGCTCCAGTCACTCTGTTCTTGGGATCCCGGCACATCAGATGCCGTAATAAACCCAGAGTCATTCTGAAGATCAGAAGTCTTAGAAGGAATACTCGGCTTATTCTTGATATACGCTGGATCAGAGGAGTCGGATTCAGACCAGTCGCTCTGTTCTTGAGCCCCCGGAACGTCAGATGCCGTGATGAAGTTCGAGTCATTCTGCAAATCCGAAGTCTTACTTGGAATTTGAGGCTTGTTCCGAATATAGTCAACTGCCGAGGAATTGGACTGTTGCCAGTCAGCTTGCTGTTGAGCCGGAACATCGGAAGCCGTAATGAAATTCGAGTCATTCTGCAAGTCAGATGTCTTTGTCGGAACCGTAATTTCGGCTACACCACTGGCGTTAACCACGGAAGCGCCGTTAACTTCCACGTCCTGAACCGGGACATCCGGGATATCGGACTGATGGGCGTAATCCGATAGATCAATCTCAGCAACACCATTAGCGTTGACCACGCTTGTTCCATCAACCTCAACATCTTGAACAGATGTTGCACCCTTCTCAGCTCCGGCACGAATATCAGAAAGATCATTGATGGTATCCTGCTTGGTAGCGAGACCATTCGTAACTTCCTGTTTCGTCGCAAGACCAGATGTGTCAACATTTGCAACGCCATGCTCGTCAACAACACTTGAGCCGTTGACCTTTACGTCTTGCACCGGGGCGTCGGATGCTGTAATGAAATTTGAGTCATTTTGGAGATCGGAAGTCTTAGTAGGCACCTCAATGTTAACAGTCTTGTCGGAACTAGAGTTAGCCGAGAAAGTGTTAACGGTTGTACCGTTTTTCTGAATGGTCAATGTCCCGTCATTAACGGTAGGAAGATCAGTCTTCTTGGCGTAGTATTGGTCAATATTTACGCCGTTCTGATCTTCCTCTGCACGCTTAGCGTAGATAGGACAATTGTCAATCTGATTGGCAAATCTTGTTGGCATCTAAGCCCCCTTTTGGATGTAATTCTTGGTATTTAAAGAACCTTTCAATCATGGATAAAGGTTTGAGGATCTTGTAAAATGGGTCATCAGCAGACTGAAAGTAGTAATGCGTCCTCTTTCCTGATGGTTGCACGGCTTGAAGAGAAACAGTGGTTGCCTCGTAGGCCTTTCTATAAGCCTTGATATCTTCACACTTCTTAACCCCGTATCTTGCGAAACTTTGGTCTACACTGTCCTGGTTGCCAGCATTGGTCTTAAGGTCAACCCATCTGAGATTACAAGGACGATTGTCAGTTTTATCGCGATTGATGTGATCAACAGCGGTCAGGCCTAACGGGTTCGGGTGGAACGCGACAGCTATGAGACGATGCACCCTGATTCCCTTATAAACGCCGTTTATCTTGGGTTTTATTACCTTATAGCCCCTTCCGTTAGCCACGCCGAATGTCCTAACAAGTGGCTTTGTCCTATATTGCGCCGCGTCGGAGTACCATTCGACACTTCCGTCCTCGTAGCAGTAAAAGACACGATCTCCAATTTTTAAGGTTCTTTGTTCCATTGAGTTTACTCCTTTATTTGCTATAAGGAGTTTTTATTATAACTCTACGAAACCTATGACTGGCAAAGCAGGCTTATTCTGGATATAAGACGGATCGCTAGAGTCCTCTTCATTCCAATTTGCCTGAATTTGAGCCGGAACATCAGATGCCGTAATAAACCCACTGTCGTTATCCAAGTCGGAAGTCTTTGTCGGAACAGTAACTTCCGCTACTCCTTGAGCGTTCACCACGGAGCTGCCATTGACTTCCACGTCAGACACGGGGATAGAGGGAAGATCCTCTTCTTTCACGTAATCGGACAAGTCGATTTCAGCTACACCTTGAGCGTTAACCACGCTTGTGCCATCGACAGTTACGTCCCTGACTGGGATTTCAGCTTCTGGAATACTGAGGTCGTACTGCGTTGTACTTCCAATTTGTGTCGGAGTTACGGTAACAGACTCATCAGTAGATACCACGGTCACGTTAGAGCCACCGCCACCGCCGCTTCCACCATTCGTCATGCTCACCTTGTGGATATAGCACTTCGCAGCAGTCATGGTAGAATGCTCCGGCAGCGTCAACTCCAGCCCGATGAGGTTGCTAGTTGGAACCATGTCCCAAGACAGCTCGGAGAGGTTAGACGGGATACTCTCATCAATCACGAAGTCGTGAGTTCCGTTCTCGCTATCGGTCACAGTGCATGTGGCATAGCGGGTTCCAAGCGGATCCGAAGCCGTCTCTAAGACCAAGGTAAGATGGTACAGTTTGCCTGCTTCTACGCCGATCTTCCCATCAGCAATTGCCACAGTGCCAGTCTTCTCTTCAAACTTGATGAGGTTTTCGAAGTCAAGCTCGGAAGCGGTCAGTGTACCATAGCTAGTATTCTCGGTGTTAACAACCAAGTCTACGTTGTTACCCGTTCGAGTGATAATGATGCTTCCATCTGAGCTACTGAATGTCAAATTAGTTCCGGAAGAATCACTAACACCCACATTGAGACGGCTGTAGACTTCATTACCGAAACGATTATAGACGTAAATGTCGTAACGGTTTGCCAATGAACCGATGGCCACGCACTGACCACCAGCATTGAGAGGAATCTTGAACGGATTGACGTTTCCGTCAAAGTTCTGGTAAGAAATGTATCGGGTGCTCGTGCCAGCTACGAAGATCTCGATATGACCGCCAGTAAGCGGCTTGCCGTTTTCATCGAGGAACTGGGCATCCCACGGGACGATATGACCATACTCTACAGGACTGAGTGCCATGTTAGTCTCCTTGTTATCAATGAATGAGTTTTTGAAAATCCCTGCTGTGTTTGCAGCAGGGATTTGATTAATCTATGTGTTCAAGCGTCAGCTACTTGACTCGCTCGAAGGTTGCGACACAGCTTGTAGGCCAATCGGAATTATTGACCCATCCCGGAAGTCGTACTGGCTGTCCGATGAGCTTATCGTTAAAGCTTGTGCACTGGTATAGAGCAGGTGTAGTGATTGTGTCAGCGCATTCTCCTACAAAGGCATAGCTTTGCGTAAAGGCTCGGTCACCATACTTCATGCTTCCTTCGAAGGATACACTAAGTCTGAACACGGCTGTACATACACCAATAGAGAAGAACGGCATGTCCATCTCCAGACCGTGAATGCCCATACCGATAGGATCGCCGATGGCTTCAAACGGGCCGCCATTCGAGCAAAGGATAACCTTGAACGGATTTGCGTTGCTTAACGTCTGTTCAAAGCCCCATGCGGCTCCCGGTGTTGCCCAACCGTTATCAATCCATGTCAGCTTTGGGTATCTAGGCAGGAATTTGCCGTTGTTATTGACGTAGGAGTACGAGTGGCTTGCATCGTTACCGAGCAGCTTAGTCATGTCGAGAACAATTGGATGAACAGACTCCGAGAAGTTGTTTGTCCAAGTTCCGACGACTTGCGTTCCAGCATTAGATCCTGTCACTCTATGTCTGCCGTTCTGACCGAAGTAGCAGCCATCAAAGTTGAAATTGACCGTACCACTTATATCGAACGTTGTCACGTTTGCGTTAATATGGCAATCCTTGCAGACAATTCCCTGACCAGTTACAGCCTTGTCGATGGTGCAACGTTCGAATCTGGCTACTGCAACACCATTGGTAAGCAGTTCCGTATTGACCGTTACATCCCACAGCTCACATTGAGTGAGAACCTGTATAGTCGACACAAGATTAGAGAAGCTGCCACGTCTCCATTGGACTTTGTCAAGAACAACGCCAGATCCGTTTAAGGCAAGCCAGCAGTCAACGATATTAAGGCTATATCCTGTTCCGTTCACGCTAATGCTACCAGAAACGTTGTGAAGCTCCGTGTCGCCGGATAGCGTAACATTACTGAATACTGCGTTCTCGGCTACTGCATTGGCCAATAAGGTCATGCCAGTCACGGTCTGTTCGCCCAAGTCGCCATAGTTGCTTTCGCCCTGAATGTTCTTCCAATGGATGTAGACATTCGCAGAGCTGAAGTTGGAGACTCTGAGCTGGTTGCCGGAGAGAGCCACAATCGTGCTAGAATCACCGATCTGCCTATCGGACACATACCCGCAGTTGGTCATGGTCACAGTCGAGCTAACAATCACCTTGTTTCCGGTAATCGTGCAGTTCTGGAACACCAAGTCCATTCCAGTAATGTTCTTCTGGATCTCAGCCACACAGTTCTTGACAACGAAATGGCGAACATCCAGATGAAAGCTGTCGATGATCATCGTGGAAACAGTACCGGGCCATTCTTCCCAGTTGGGGCTCGCCCAGCTTGAGTGAACGGTCGGACAGCTCACGGTCAACTGACCAAGCAGACCACCGCTTCGGAAGAGTGAATTGCCGAAGTACTCGACTTCCCCCACAGACAAGGTGCTATTAGTGCCGGGTTTGGCAACTATTTTCACACCCTCGTCGATATACAGCTTCTGCCCAAGAGTGTGAACGGCTCCTTCGATGAAGTAATAGCCGGTTGTGTCGAACACCTGCGGCATATACACATCTAAGCCAAGCTTGTTGGCGTAAGTCATGCACAGTCTGAGCTGAGAGTTGTAGGCTACGATTGTCTGATCGTCCGGAGCCGGGAATACACCGAATACTCGGCAATCAATCACTCTCTCCGGAATTAGCATCCACCCATGAGTGCTGTCCACACGAATGAAGCTACCGCCATCATCAGCGGTTGTGGCATCCGTTACGAGCTTGTAGTTTACGGGAGGCATATCGCCCAATTCGTAGTAGCCACGGAGCACTGCGTAGTTCACAGCTGTAGTATCCATCTGTCTGAACTGTTCCATCGTGGAAGCTTGTCCGGCAGCGACTACTTCGTCTCCTACCTCAATGAACACTTCACCCTTGAGATTGTCAAACGTATACTGTTGGCTCCATGCACTCTGGTTCTCTTCATTGTCGCTCATGTCTCCAGAGCCAATGAACTTTTCCACAAGCACGGTCACATCTTCATAAGGAAGAAAGACCTGTTGGGCGGTCTTTCCGTTGTTAGTCGTATGAATAGGGTTGTCGATAGGAGTTCCGGCTTCGTTAGTCACAGTCACCTTTTCGGTGGTATGGAGCTTGAAGAAAGTAAGCCGCCCCAACAGCGGCTTTCTATCATTATCGAAGTACGGACACCAATTGTCGAGCTGGCGTGACATTATAAACCTGCCTTGCTTCCTGTTTTTGGTTTCTTAGTGGAACGTTCGCTCCAAAGCTTCCATGCCCAGTACATCGGGTCATCCGGAGATTCATGCGGAACAAACGGCTTTTCAGCGCTCCACATTGCCCTAAGAGCTTCGTCGTTGTAAAGGTCATAGACCTTCTGTCTGTTAACATTGGACGGAATCCCTTGAATGATTCTATCGAGATTTGTTCCTATGTCAGAGATAGCTTCAAAGCCCATACGTTCTTGTCCAGCCTTGTTTTTGGCATAGGTTCTGGCCATTTCTTTAGGCTCGAAAGCAAGCTTAAGGAAGCTCTTTGCAACGTCCTTCTTGCTGCCGCTCAGAGGGTATTCTCTAAAGCGTCTATCGGAGTCGTTAGAAACGAGCTCAGCCAATACACGGTCACCTTCGCTTTCACGATTGATGACTTTGTTCGTGCTATGGCTCTGTTTCGCTTGTTCCTTTAGAGCCTTGAAAGATCTGTCTTCCGGAACGAAGAAGTTCGCTCCGTACTTTTCATCGATCTCGACTGGCGTGAAACCATGAGCCACTCTTGCAGGTGTGCCGTCTCTCGTTAGCCCATATTCGGTAAGCATCTCTTCAGGTAAGAAGTCGCTTTCATACATGTGTGACGGGAATTCTTCCATGAAAGACTGCAGAGCCTTCTTGCGTTCGACCGGGTTGTCTATAGCGAGAATGATTTCATTCAGCTTCTGTCTGTATTTCTCGATGGCCTCCGGAGGTGCCGTAAGAAGCCATTCCTTCATGTCATTGAGGAGCTTAGACTTTTTAGTCTTGATGAATTCATCATTCTTCTTATTCTTTACAATAGCATTAAGCAATTCTTCGGTAATGCTTTGCGAATGGGAGAGAGGGCCAACGTTAAATGGCTTCTGGCTGTTTACAACTCTTGCCGCAAAGTTCTCGAACGGGTCTTCCAACACCGTTCCAGCTGCATCGGAGAACGGAACACCTTTTCGTGCCGCTTGCTGTAAGCCGCTTCTCAAACCTCTATTTACGCCAAGGTTGACTGCACCAGCTGTTGCAATGTTTCCAAGACTGACGTCGCCTCTGAGATTAGTCGGATCATTGCCATAGAGCGCTTTGTCCATGAACTCAATTTCCAAAGGCGGAGCAAAATTGGAAGCTACGGATCCGTACTTCTCTACCGCTCTAGCAAGCTTCGGGAACTTTGGAGCAAAGCCTAGGGCAATCATTCCGGGCATACGTCCAATATTGGCTCCGAGAAGAACATTCTCTCCAACGTCGCCAAGAACATCCTTAGTTGAATAGTCGCCAGTCTTCATTAGAGCTTCCTGCGATCTCGGGGCAAACATGGAGCGAAGAGCATTTTGAATGCCCTCCCAGATTCTAGTTTCATCCCAGGAGCCGTACTTCTGAGCACGGTCGTACTGTTCCTGAGCCGCAGACAGCCATTTGTACAAGTCACCTGGCTTGATTCCTTCCGGATCTCCATAGAATTCATCGAGATTCTTGGAAATCTGTTCCGGATCTCTGGTTTCGCCTACGAACTTGTACCAGTCAGGTTCACGCTTTTCGTCCTTGCCACGTTTGAACATTTGAACAGGATCATCATACCCGAACATAGCTCCAACCTGATCCTTGCCCCAATCCCACTGTCTACCGTAAGCCGCTTTCTGAATGTCTTTGATCCAGTCTTTCTTCGACTTAGCAAGCTTGGCGTAGGAGTCACGGTTCTTGGACAACAGACTGGCGAACGTCTGCAGCTTGAAGTTTTCAGGCATGGCATTAGCAGCATCGATGAAAGAACCGATGTTTTCTACTTCTGGAGTCTCTTCTTCATTCACGTACCACTGAGCAATATCATCTAGCGTCATTGTTACCCCCTCTTGACAGTATAACCGCCACCCTGAAGTTTTTCTACCTTGAAGTTGACCCCGTGCTTTTTCTTCAGTTCCGCGGCTATTGCCTTAGCATCCTTTATTTTCGTAATGCCGTTTGCTGGAATAGCCTTGAGATCTTCTTCGATTCTTTTCTCAGCTTTCTTTTTGGCATTGTTCTTGTCGATTTCGGCTGTCTGAGTAGAGCGTGCTCCGGCGATAGCATTTTCGATCGTCTGAATCATCGACGGATTCTCAGAGAAGAGTTCCTGCGGACTCATTCCGGCAATCTCAGCCTTCTCCTTGAAATCTTGGTAGACCTTGAGAAGATTTCTACCTGCATCGATGGTCTTAGCCGCATCGCCCTTTACAGCTTCGTAGTCTTTGAGAGTTTCAGTCAGCAAGTCACGAGCAAACCTTGCAGAACGGACGTCGGCTGCCTTCTTGTCTGCTTGTTCTTTCTCTTTGTTGAGCTTTGCGATTTCTGCTGTCTGCTGTCTGTTGAGCTCGTTTTCCTTAGCTTGGAACTGACGCTGTTCTTCCGCCTCTCTACGAGCCATGATCTTATCAAGACCGCTAAGGTCACCCTTGTAAATCCACTGATGCTTCGCCATCAGCCACTCAGGATCATTCCTCATAGCATTGGATTTGAGCTTAAGCTGCCAATTAAGTTCCAGCTTGAGATTGTGAATCTCGGTTCTGAGTTCATCGGCTCTAGTCGCAAGTTCCTGATAACGCTGACCACTGGATGTATCTCCTGCACTGCGAACGCCCATGTGTTCAGCAAAGGAGTTATGACCACCAATATCGCTAAAAGCGTCACCGAGACCACTTATACCTGCCTGTTCTCCAGTATACTGCGGATAGCCAATGGAATCGATGGCATCACCTTGGTTGGAGTAGAAAGCAGCATGGTCGGATCTGTCAAAGTCTGATTTAGGGTCGGCACGATAGCCAAAAAGCGGCTGATCAGTCTTGCGAAGGCCGGACATCATACCAATACTAGACGGTTCTCTATAGTTAGACATTACAAACCTCCCATTGCGATAGCACCCGGAACTTGTCTCTTGCTGAGCATTGCAGAATAGTTAGGAACAGCCGTGTTTGGCTTGTATTCTGACATATCTTCAGCACCAGTAGCAGCCATTGCTTCATTAGTAGGTAAAGCTGCTGCGAGAGCTTCCTGAGATCCGGCTTTCTCAATCATCTCCATTTCGCTTTTGACACGTTGAAGCTCAGATTCTTTGGCGGCAATCTTCCGTCTGAGATCGGCAACATAGTCATCGCCCTTGAAGTTGACTGCATCTTCACGCTTCTCGGATGCGATCCAACCGCCCATTCCTTCTGCTCCGCCTTTCACTCCGGCCATCAGCCTATCATAGTTCTGGCGATTTTCCTCTGCCAGCTGACGGTTGATGTTAAGCATAGGCGAAATGATGTCTACTGCGCTTTGTTCGTATTTAGGCCCTGTAATTGCCATACGCCCCTCCTTAGAGACCTGCCAGAGCGATCTGAGTTTGAGTGTTTACACGGTCTTTCTGGAGATTTGCCTTGTTCTCAAGCTGCTGTGCAGACCAGTTCAGGAAATCGTCTCCAAGCGCCTTCTGCTGTTCGATGCTCCACTTGTCGGATTCGAGCATAGTGTTGAGGCGGTTGTTGATCTGATTGAGGTAATTCTGCCATTCGTTGTAGCTCTGTGAACGGTCGGTGTTGTATTGACCAAGCGCCGTGTTGTACAGCTTGTCGTATTCTTCAGCCGTGTTCTGAGCGATAGCCTTAGCAGCTCCGGTGGATCTGCCCAACCCAGCTCCAGCTGCACTTGCCGTGACCTTAGCGTTAGATGCATCGATCACCTTGCCCATGAACGGGTTCAGGAAGTCTTCTACGCTCTTGTCGTAGCTGAACTTGTAGTCGTCAGGAGAGCTAAGACCCCATTCGGCGAAACGCTTTTCTACCTGTTCGTCCCATCCACGGATCTTTGTAGCCGCTGCTTCTGCGTCCTGCTGTGTACCACCCGGCTTATAGTTCTTATAAAAGTCGTCGTACATCTTTGCAATGCGGTCGTAACTTTCACCAGTGTTTTTGGAAATTTCCGCAAGCAGCTCTTGCTTTCGTTCTTCATTGTCGTCTTCTGCGATGGACTGGAAGATGCCCGCAACCAGACCGAGGCCAGCTCCGATAGCTGTACCCCAACCGGGCATCACAGAAGTACCAGCTGCGGCTCCAGTGCCCGCACCGCCAATTAGATTTCCGCCCCAATTCGCTTTAGCCATTTTGAGTCTCCTTTATCGTGAATACAGCTTCAAGCTGTGATCCAGCGGTGAGTGTAATTGTAAGATCGTTGGTTACGAGAACCGTGCTGATTCCCGAAGCCGTTTTTATCATAGCAAAGAAAGGATCATGAGAAGGAAGGGCAAGCTTCACCACCGTGTCTGTTGCCACAATTGGCGAGCTGAGAACTGCGTGTCCTCTAATCACGGTTAAGTTGATGTTGCCTTCCCACTTCTTGATCCATGTGCCTTTGAGAGCGTCGGCTAGGATCCCAACATCTTGGACGTTGAAATCTCCTAGCTTGACACCCGTGTATGTCGAATGCTTCATGCGGCCTCCATCAGAGAATGTTGCATGGTTCGCCCTGAATCTTAGCGGAAATGATCGAGAAATCCCACGGGTCGCTCGAACTGAATTCCAGCATCAGGATATTTCCCATTCCGAGCTGCCACCACTGCAAATTCCAGTCATAACGGCCTGTCTGCCCAGCTGTACCGATTTCCTGATCAAGCCATGTCATGCCATCCCAGCTGTATCGGAGAGACACTCTGGGTGTCAGACCATCGCCTACCTGACCACAGTTAGAGATAAGCTTCACGCTGTCACAGTAGAATGGAGTCCATCCGTCAATGATCGCGCCGCTTCTGCGCTTTCTGACAATCGGAAGACCGTCATACTCTGTCCACTTGTTCGCATCGAGATAGATCAGCTTATTGTCGTTCAGCGTACCGAACATCAGCTTATTGTACGCAAGAGTGGCGAACTGCGGTCTCCAGTGACCTTCGTTGTCCGGCATGGAGGTATCGAAAGAGCTTCGGATGCTCCACACTCCTTCTGTCACGTCATAGACCAATGTGCGGTTAGCCATGCGGAAAGTGATTGCATAGAACACATGCTTAGCTTCTTGCCATACCTGTGCCACTGCGTCTTCTGGAGCTGCGAAATTGTCGATCTCACGTTCGATGTCGGAAGTAGACACACGCTTAACGTTCGTACCTTCTGCTACAAAGATCCCGTTCTGCCCAATGTCACTCGCTCCAAGCCAGAATATCTGATTGCCAACCATAGCTGCACTTCTCGGAGCACGAATCCCGATAGCCATGGCAGCGGAGTCAGGACTCTGGAACGGATAATTCACGTCATCATGATAGGAGAAACACTGGAAGCTTCGATCGCCAAATGTATACAGGAACGATCCGCATTTCCACAAGCCACGGGTGGTGTCTGCGCTCCATTCAGAGTACACAGCGTTGCCCTTGACATTGCCCTTGATGGTGTAAGTCGGAATGACTGTACCGTCTCCGTTCTCCACCTCTGGAACCTCGTGATCTTCCAATCCGAAGATGTCATCGCCGTAGATCTGTTCTTCGAACGGGTACTGCACCGACAGATAGAACGCATCGCTTCCGCCATCAAGCACTGCAAGGTAGCCGTAGAGATATGCCACGTGTGTCGGATGAATCGGCTCGGTTGTACTTCCGGCCTTCTGCGGAAGAGCAATAGCCTTCCAGTCTGCTCTCTGTTCTGCCGATGTCAAAGTAGTGTCAACTGCAAAGAGCTGAGCTCCGTCTGCCACGATGAGGTGTGGATGTGCATCGCCATATCCGCCTGTTTCACACATGGACACAGGTTCTGTGATGGCTCCAGACACGGTTCCGATCTCACTGGCATTGAGGCTTCCATTGTATTCCGTGATCAGGTAGCAGTGCGTTCCATACACCGCATAGAGCACCGGATAGCCGTTTCTGCCACGGCTCACTCGGTACATTCCTCGACAGTTCTTTTCAGGCATGTTGAGAGCCACAGATGTTCCCTGAATGGATCGGAGAATAGCTGGAGAGCTAGCCTCATTCGCATCCTGCCTCTCGAAGTAGAGATTCACGGATGTGCTCTTGCAGACTTTGGCAATGTTGGAGGTGTTATAGCCCCCAACGACCGAATTGATAATCTTCTGTCTAGCCATAAGCCCTCCTAGGATGGATAGATAAATGCTCCACTTTGTAGCTGTGCCAAGTTCCAAAGACCGTTGTTGGTTGTTCCGGCATCTCTGAGAACCATCTTGTTAGCACGGGTCGGAGTCTTAATACTGTCTTCGATTGCTTTGAGCTCATTCTGCAATCTCTGCGTGTGTGCTTCGTCCAGTCTCGGGAACTCTACAGCCAACTTGTAGGTCAGTGCCGTGATGAAGAGCTCTTCGTAGATGTCCGGAACCTTGAGCTCACTATCCAGATCGATCTTGTAACTGAGATTGTAGATGATCTTCGTCTTGCCGCTTCTGGCATACTGGGTGTATCTCGGAGTGAATCTCAGTTCTACCTTTCGGTCGCTGATTTGCTGCCATGTGTAGACCGAGTCGCCGTAACCGCCATTGTAGAAATCTTCGAAGCTCACGAACGGCAACTGAACATCTCTCTGCAGCTGGTTGTTTTCGTAGTAGGCTTCCTTGATGTCTGCCAAGTTCTCTACCACCACATCCACGTAGTCGTCCTTGATGTCCGGATCAACTGTACCGAGAATGAGCTTATCCTTCCAACCGCCTTGAACGATCTTGACAATCGCTCCGTTGAGATGATTGACAGCTTCGGTCGGATCGTTGTATGTGACCGTTTCCCATTCGCCAACGCCTGCGGACACTGTTTCGATGTGGCTGACCTCGCACTTGCCATCCCACGCCAATGCTGATTCCATGTATCCAGCACTCGGAGTGACAGACGGAACTGTTCCAGTAGGCACGATCCAGAAATTCACGCCCATGAAGTAATTGGGCGACAGGATGTAGTGCGGATTTGGGTCAATGGCTTCCGGCAACACGAGTTCCCTTCTCAAGAACTGAAGAAGGTTGTGTCGGCTGTAGTCTGCCGCAATGCCCTTCAACAGCCTGAAGCTGGTTTCCACCATCTGGCCGGGGGCTTCTTGTCTGCGGTTCACGAGATTGGCACGAGCCAGTGCTTCTGTAATTACGCTTCTAACTGTGAACGACATATTGTCCTCGCTTTATGAATCAATTCTAAGTTTGTAAAGAATACCCCTATCCAAATGGATAGGGGCATCTACTTTCGAAGGATAAAATGGCAATGAACATTCAAATCAATGACCCTCTCGGGCCATTAATAAGTTCTGGTTAGGCCTTCACGTAGACGTTAGCCACAGCTCTACGTTCGATCACGCCGAACATAGCCACAACGTCCCAACGGGTCGTGTTGGTGAGGTTGTTGAGGTTAACGATACGGTTTTCGTGGATAGCCACATCTTCGACCTTGCCGAGCTTGGAATCTGCGTTCGAGGCATCGAGCTTATCGAGCGTGCAGAATTCGTAGGCACCATCAAGACGAACCTGGCCCATCCAGTAAGTGCCAGCATCGAGCGTGGTCACAGTGAGACCAGCAAGATCAGTGAGAGCACTGAAGGAGCTGTTGTCTTCCTTAGCAATTTCACGAGTACCGCCCTTAGCGATGGTCGGAGTCGTATTCTTCTTGTCGAGCTTGAGCGGGATGGCAAGAGAGGTTGCACCAGATGTCACTGCGATGTCTTCAGCAGCGATGAAGGCATACTTTTCGGCGGTTGCGTCACCAATCAGGTCGCAAGCCATAACACCATCAACCCAGAACGGAGTACCCTTCTTGACAGTGAAAGCAGCAGAGCCAGCGGTAAGACCGATCGTCAACACTGCGTCATAGGCATGAGCACTATTGTTGTCACCTGCAAGGGAGGTAACGGTGGTCGGCTTGAGCTGTTCGGATACGTTGATCACCGGCATGAATCGCTGACCACGGTATTCGACAGAGTGGAACGTGCCGAGGAGACCCTGCTTGTAGAAGGAGTCCGGAGAACCAACCGGGTTGAACTGTTGACCGTTTGCAGTGAGCACTGCTTCGATCTTCGGATCAACGAAGCCGTACATCTTGTCACCGGAGATAGAACTGAAGTGAGCTGCAACTTCTGCAAGCGGCTGGAAGCCAGAACCTGCGATAGCCACAGTAGCCTTCGGGACAGATTCGCCGACAGCCTTACGGATGACATGGTTAGCCATCTTTGCGCCATTCGGTTCCGCGACTTCCTTGTCCCAGTTCATGTCGGTGACTGCTTCAATGGCGTTGGTTTCAACGGAAGCTGCGAAGTCACGGAGACGCATGGACACTTCACGTTCCACGATCGTGTTCTTCGGAGAACCAGTCGTAATGTTGGCGATGGAACCATCGTCGCCGCCTTCAATCACTTCAACTGCATCACGGATCACGAAGGTGTATTCCTGACCGTTGCGCTTGCCAACCATCTGGTCTTTGAAGTGCTGCTTTGCACCGACAGTAACGAATCCGGAATTGACAAGGAAACGGAGAGCAACAAGGTCGGTGAGCTTGTTAGTTACAATAGAGTTAGGCATGATAATATTCCTTTAAGAATGTGTAGCTAGATAGTTCTGCCAATAGTTGCGATCACGAACCGGATTCGGGTCTTTCCCTGCTCCTGCTTTGGTCTGCGAACCAGTGGACGGTAACTTACCAGCTGGGTTTTTGTTGGTCTGCTGAGATCTCGGAGTCTTGACACTTCTGAGCTTCTGGTCGAGCTTCACACGGTTTTCGATGCTTCTCAATTCCACAATCTTGTTCATCGGGTTCTTGATCGAAACCACCTTCTTCAAGACTTCGGGATTGGTCATGAGCACCTGCACCATCAATGGGGAGATCTCACTGTCGTCAAGATACGACAGGATGGTGTTTTCCGGATCATGCTGACCAAGGAAAGCTACAAACTTGTCACGTCCGTTTTCAAGCAGACGGAGATAGTGAGCTTTACTGGATTCATCATCAAAACACGCGTCTACACGCTGTTGGTGAATCTGTTCAGCCTCTGCACTTTCCTGTTCGAGAATAGCGTCTTGACGCTGCATCTCGAGATCGGAGATACGATTCTTCAACATGCCCTTAGCTACACGAAAGTCCATCTGCTTTTCCGGATCGTCTCCAAGAGTCTTCGGATCGACAGCGTTGAACTTCAACAGTTGAGCCTTCAAGTCCTGCACCTGAGCTTCAAGCCCGTGTATCTTAGACTGATACTTCTGCTTCTGCTTAATGAATGCTTTGTTGGCCTTGATCTTCTCAACGTCGTTGGGGTTAGCCTTGGGATATGGAAGCTTCTCCGGTTTGTCGGATTTCGGCTTCGGCTGTGTATTCTTCGAATCTTCGGGCTTACCTTCTTCGGACGAAGTTGCAGTCTTATCTTCAGGCGGCTTGTCTTCAGGATTCGGAGAGTCCAGCTGTTCGGGCGGTTGTTCGTTAGGCTTGTCAACCTGTTCTTCAGGCTGTTTGCCCGTGTCTTCCGCACCTTCTTCACTACCTGCACCACCAGCTGGAGCTTGGTCTACAGGCGGAACGCCTTGATCAGCGGATGGAGCTTGCGAGACTTCATCCAGAGTGATCTCGCCATTCAAGTATTTTCTAGCTTCTGCGCTATTCATACATACCTCTATATTTAAGTCCTGGAGTAGGACATTTGTGTATCATTACTTAGTTAGAAACTCGGTCTACTTTTTCAATAGGTTAGCCACACCGCCTAATACTCGAATGAGCGCTGGAGCCATCACTCCGCCCGCATTAGACGATGCAGCAGGAGCGGCAGACTGACTTCTGCCCCTTCCACCAATGATCATCGGAGCCGGGCCAGTACGATTTCCAGATCTCGGAGATACCATGACCGGAATGTTGGATCTGCCCAGCTTGCACATCTTGTTATAAGCAGCACCAATCGAGTTGGCGTTAATGATGTCACCAGCTTGGTCTGCGGACAGCGGATAGCTGTACGATCTGCCGTTCTTCATTGTGAAAGTGACCAGCCCAAGAGCCGGAGATACGTCCATCGCTTGGACGAAGCTAGAAGACGGAGTGCTTCCCCCATACCTCGGAGTACTGTCCGTATCCCAGTATCTCGGAGAAGCTTTCTCTTCCTCTTCGCCCATCGCTCTGGCAATCTCAGGCGGAATGCCCTTGATGCCCATATAGCGATTGAGCAAAGCTTGGTGTTCTTGCGGGGTCTGCCTATAGGATGTTTCCCCGTATCGTTCTGCCGTTCCGCCAATCCCGCTCTCACGTCTAGATTGTCTGTTCATGTTGGGACTTGGAACTCCAAGGGCAATACTGAATCTCATCAGCATATCCTCCTTTACACGCCAAACGGCGGTTCTGATGTGTCCTTAATGTCTTGCATCACAGATTCGGCAACACGGTTCTGCTCCTTCTTCGCATCCAGAGCTACCTTCTCGCCATCGAGCATCAGCTTCTCAGACTCAGCCTTCTCCTTGTTGTCAATGGTCTTTCCATCAAGCATCAAGGCGGCTTCCTTCAGTCTCACGTCATCCTGATGTTGGATAAGGAACTTCTGCCAATCGAGATCACGCTGTGCCTTCATGTTCGTCAGCTGCATCGTGAGAGTGTCAATCTGCTTCTGCTGTTCCAGAGTCTGCTTACGAGCCATCATGAGCTGTTCCATCGTCTGATCGAGCGTCTGCTTCATGCCATTCATGATATGCACAGCGTTCGGATCCATGTCGGTATCAGAGATGATCTTGACATTCGGATCGAGGTTAGCCATGATGTCCTTGCCCAGATCTTCGCCCACGGAGTCAGTGAACGTCTTGCTCATGTGATAAGCAATCACAGGCTTCATGGATTCAGGTAACAGAGTAGACATCAGACTAAGCTCCTGACGCTTCTTACTGTTGGACGTAATCACATCCGGCCCATTCTGCAAACTGAAGACAGTGTTCTCACCATCACCGCCGAAGAGCGAAATGAGAATACGACCAAGCGTCCTGATAGCCATATACGCCGAGCTATAGAAGCATGACACATTGGACTGGCTGTTGGTCTGTTGCACAAGCACTTGAGTAGCCGTCTGTTCGGTGAAGTTGACCCCGTTCACCCCAGTCAGCGGAATGCCAAGCACACTGCTCATGAGACTAAGGCTCTTCTCCACTGTCTGTGCCAAGTCCTGCGTCTCGAAGCCTTCCTTGATCGGTGTCGGAGCCACCTGACCGTTGTACAGATACAGCAAGCTCTGTTTCTTTCCGGCGATCTGGTAGTACTTCTCGAGTCCTTCAATCGCACCAACAGGCATGAGGAAATTGCCCTTCGGACTGCGGTTCATTCGTTCAAGGAGCGTACTGTACCCGATGTTGGCACCGAGCTGAAGCCCGTATGTCTTGCGCACCACTCCGAGATAGTCCTTCTTGCGAGATGCATCCATCACCTTGTACCCAGTCATACGGATAATCGGAATGATTGTATACGGCATGGGCTTCTGTTCGATCACCTTATTGCCGCACAGCTTACTGAACACCACCTGGCCAGCTTCATTCTTGTAGTAGAAGTTGACTACCGGAATAGTGGTCTCGGTAGCTTTCCAGCCAGTGCAGTTACCCATGATCGGCAGAGTCCTCGGATAGTCCATTCCAACCACGTCTTCGCCGTATAGACGCTTAGCCTTCTCGATATTGACGAAGTTGACAATAGCACCCATCTCCGCATCGTCACCACTGCGGGTATTGATGCACGGGTCCAGAGCCACGCAGCTCGGATCATCGATCAACTCAAGGCAGATCTCTTGATCGCCATTCGCCTTGTCGATAATGGACACAGTCGCAAAGCCCTGACCGACGATAGCTGTATTGGCGAGCCACTCGTTGATCTTGTTCTTCGAATCCTCATTGGACTCAAAGGCATCAATGTTCTCCTGAATCTCCTTACTCAGCTCGTCGTTCTTCCGTTCCAGCTCGATGTGGAACGGACTCGCTGTATACGGACTCGAGATTGCATTGACAAACAGGCTCCACAGGTTCCAAGTCAAGTGCGGTCTGTCTTCTCTGTCCCATTCCTTAATCAGAGTGGCGTCCCAAAAGGTCTCATCGGAATATAGGGAAATATCTCGATTCATTCTAGTAATTTGGCTAGAATAGAAGTTGTAGCTAGCTTCCAGAAACTTAGATGCTTTCTGAAGCAGTTCTGTATTCTCCATAGTGATCCTCGTTATAAAAGGTGAGCAGCAGCCATGACGCGATTAGCGACCTCAGCTGCATTAGTGGATGGATTCGGGTGAAGCATAGCATGGATAGCCAGCACCAGAGCGTCTGCCCTATCCGGACTTCGACCAATGTTCTTGCGAATGTCCTCTTTCGGAATGATCTGCAGTTTGCCGCGCTCATTCACGAAAACCTGCGTATTACGCAACTCTTCGACCAGCTCCTGATTGGACGCCACGTCCACGTAGAATCCATCACGGATAGCCTGAGCCGCCTCGCAGTACATTTCAGAACGGATGTTCATGTACATATCCTTAGACGGAGACTGGGCAAAGTTAACAGCCTCCATCTTCACTCTAGGAATGTGCTTAATATTGTCATACACGCCGATACCCAGACCGCCACTGTCCATTGCGCCATTAGACAGCGAAGACTGTTCATACGCTTCCAGAATCATGTTTTTCTGCATGACTGTATCAATCTGCATGATAGTCTTCATGTCCAACAGTCCGGTCTCGTTAATGGTAGCAGCTGCAGTCAAGTCACGACCAGAGCCAGCCAAGTCGATTCCGTAATACCACGGTCTGACAGCTCGGCTGAACCTAGATCCAGCCAGATCTACGAAATCTCCGATTCTGAGGATGGCATTCAGGTAGTCAGCAGCAATATCTTCACCCAAGACCTGCATCTTGTAAAGCGGAGTGCCAATGCCATAACGTTCTTCCAGTTCTCGAATGTACTTTTCGCTGACAAACGGATTGGAGTACAGGGTAGCGCGAATCACTGCCTCCGGATGAACCTTCTTCAGGTCATTCCACCACTGGGCAGATGGCTCCATGAACGGCGAACTGATGAGTCTCTTGCGTGGTTCCTCAATGTTCTCGCCACGAATACGGTCAGACAGGTTATTGTAGAACTCTTCACAGCATCTGGCACTCTCGTCGATGCAGATTCCGTAGATGTTGGAGAGACCCAAGACGTCTTTTGGTGCTTCGTTAGAATAACCGAAAGTAATGCCGGAACCTACTTTCATGGTCTTATCTTGCTTGTTCAATTCGCACTTTACGCCAATCTTAAAAGCTATTTCTTCAATGGTAGCAAAGAGTGTCTTCATTAACGCGCCATGTGTGAGAGCTCCGGCTACCATCCTTCTGCCTTTAAGCATGTTGATGATAAGCCAGAGAGCGCAAATATAGGTCTTGCCAGCACCGACAGAACATTGCATAATCACAAGAGGATCATCGAATCTCCTCATGAATTCTTCCTGAGGTCTTGAGAGCTTAAAATTAACGTCCATGTCTGCTCTCCATGATTTTTTCATATCGTTCTTTAGCTGACAAAGCGTAAATAGCTTCAGCAAGCTCGACAGGAATATTCATAGCAGACTTACGTCCATCAGGGAGAACTACACAAATCCTAGCTTTTCCAATAGACGGGCCTTTGGATGTCTTGCGTTTCCACATAGCCTTGTCTTTGTATCTAGACGAATTCAACGATTGCTCATGTCTAGTCGCCCATCTTAGATTCACGAGATGGTTATTAGATCTGTTACGGTCTATGTGATCTACCGTGAATTCTTTTGGCATACATCCTAAGAATGCCTCTGCTACTAATCTATGAACTTTAAGCGTTTTGCCATATCTATTGACAGTTTTATAGCCATTATGGTCAGTAGTTCCAAATGTGAATTTAAAATAGCGATTATCCTGGCAGCGCATAAGAACTCTGCCAAGGCTACTCACTATCAATCCAGAAGGTTTATGAAGTCTAAAGAGTTCCATTGGACACTCCTTTAGGCGGCTCCACCTTTGCAGGAACGGTAGTGAAATTGAAGTTGATAGTAGCATCAACCTTCTCTTCAGCCTTCACTTCGCCCTTGAAGCTTACCTGCTGTTGAGTACTCCAGTTTTCTCTGAATCGGCGAGACAGGACTTCCAGATAGGCTTTCCCGTTCTTGTCTCCGATTTCGATGTACATAGTGGCCAGTGCCACCTGCACTCTAGAGAGGTAGGACTCTACCCATGCTTCGTACTCTTGAGCCGCCTCCACGATCTCTGGATTGGTGCGATCATCCGACAGCAGCTTGTCGAAATGTTTATGCAGCATCAACCCATTAGGCATATACTCCCTGATGGCCTTATGAAACCCAGTCACAGAGTAAGTGTCGGAGAGCTTGATGTTCTGTCCACAGTTATTGCGAACTACAATCGTCATCGTCATCTCTTGAACTTGCTTTGCTGTCAACTTCCGTTCTCCACATAAGCCGGGTTGAGCCGGGAAGGTATGCGGCACGTAAGAAGTGCTACGGCTATTCACACATGGTTCTGGCATGTGCTTCATAACGTATTTCATTGACAGAATCGCTCTGCGCCTTGCTCGGGCATTGAGCTCTTCTGCATGGGCCGATTGGCCTGGATTAGCATTTGGGTTTCTGGGTCTGGTCATATATACCTCTATTTCCGGCAGAGTAGCCGTGTGTATGTTACTTCGAGAACTTAGACAGGAAACTAATATCCGTCTTGGACTGTTGAGCCACAAGCATAGACTTGACTTCAGTCATCAGCTCAGTGAGCTTGTCTACCTTCTCAAACAGAATTTCGATCGGAGATCTGTCTATTATCGGACTGGGTGCGTCTTCTGCCACGACCGCAACCGGAACAGTCTCAGCTTCAGTCGGCTCAGCAGAGATAGATCCCTTCTTTAGCTTAATCTTCCTTTCCATCGTCTTCTCCTACATCCACGTCGGACTGGTTCGGATCTTTGAAGTCTTCTTCGGCGTTGAGGAGGGAGTCTTCGCCATTCTCCAATGCGAACACAGCTTCCTGAACTTCCTTCACTTCGGATTCATCAAACTTGTACTTGTCAGCGAGACGGTTGATAATATCGAGCAACTTTTGCATATAGCCTCCATTGTATAATCATTACAAAGTTATAATGCAGGCAACTCTAAGCTGTACAAGGAGGCCCCATGAACGATAATCCATTCGAGCTTGAACCAGTCTTCCAAGCCGCTCCATTCAGCCAACGCAACGACGAGCAATCTTACGACCATGCAGTAAAAGAAATCGAGGAACTGTACACAGCCTTTAAGAAGGTTCCCGGCTTGGCGTATGGCTACAGATGCAGTATCTGCGACCGCAAAGACCACCCCGTCTTTTTCAATGTAATGACAGGACAGCCACGGTGCATCCTGTGTTTGTCCATAGACAAATTCAAACGCAATCACTCAACTAAAAAGGAAACCGAAGATGAACAACGAAGAAAACCAGAGAGAGTTCCCGTACGGATATTTGCAGACGAAGACCCACGGCAAAATTGACTGGGGCGACTTCTCCGATATCAAGGAAAATCTCTTCACAGCTGACCCCACTGGCAGAGAGTCCATTACGTCCAAGCTGACACAGAACTTCCAACTCAAGATGAACGAAATGCTGGCTAAGGCAATGGTAGCCCGCAATGACTTCGACCCCACGCATTTCAGGATCGGCCACAAGACCCACTTGGAAGCCAACAAAGCTTGGGCTGAATTCTACGTGATGCATACAGACGACCTGATGAGCGATACGGACTTAAATCCAGACCAAGAAATTAAGAGAAACACCTAACTTATTAATGAGAGACGTGCGTCTCGGAAATAGGCACCAGCCATGATTGTTCATATGATGTTCCTTTCCGGAGAGGCACACGCCTCTTCGGAATTTTTTTTTTACAGGAGCACATATGCCAAATAAAGACAAGACCTACGTTCAGCTGTCTTTTTGTAAGATTCGCAAGTACGGCGGTAAGTACGTTCTTACGAAATCCAACACTCTTGACAACGAGACATACGAGGAAATCGTTTCTCCGGAGTTCACTCCCAAGAACTTGGTGGAATTCTACCTCAAGACCATGATTGAATCACCCATGACAGAACTGCCTATGGAGATTCCGCCTCTCACGCTTCTCAGCACTATCAAGAAGGCTATCGTGGACAAGATTGAAGACAAGTCCAGAAGCCTCTACTTTGATTCCTCCAGCGTCAGAGAGACATTCGAAAGCGTAATGCGAGAAGTCAACAGTTCGGCGGACGTTTTCAAGATCAGCCCTGACACCGAGGAAATCACTTACAGCTATCTGAAGACAGGTTTCACCACCGAGTCTGAGAGCGGGCTTCGAGCATTCACATCCATGCTCAAGGATGCAGAATTCATCATCAGCAAGCTCAGAACGTACACAGCCGACTCCCTCACCATCTTCTCAGGAGGCCCCGGATGCGGAAAGACGCATCGCTGCATTCAAGACATCAAGGACAAAGGCTACAAGTGTGTGCTTGTCACTAGTCTGTCCAACATAGTCGGGCTTCGATTCCTTAAGCGTCTTCAGATCAAGGGATCTGAACAGTGGTCGTTCACCAAGGTGGGTTTCTCGAGAGCATCTATGCTTGAGAAGTTCGATTCCATTGTAATTGAGGAAGCCAGCATGGTCTCAAGCAGCGAATTCGCAGCCATCAAGAAACTGGTTGGTACTGGCAAGCCGTTGTACTTCCTTGGCGACCCAGACCAGCTTCCGGGATTCACAGGTCTTGGAAACCTCTTTTCTACCTTAATTAAAGAATTCCCTGCGTATTCGCAGATCCTCACCAAGCAGCACCGTATGACTCCTGAGCTCATGAAAATCGTCAGTAGCGTGAAGACCACAGGATGCCTTCCGTACTGCTCTCCTGAAGATTCTAAAAAGGCTATCCACCAGTACATTGACTGGGTTCATCGGGGTCTATCCGCTATGGCAATCACCTACATGAACTCAGACTGCGTGACTCTCAATGATCTCGTGATAAGCACGTTCGGGATTGAAGCTAAATACCAGCTCACAAAACAAGGCACTATCGACACTGAGAGTTGGAAGGCCGTGCTACACGAAGCAGCAGCCAAATCCTTCAAGCTAAAGGTGGTTTCCATTAAGAACCTCACGAAACGCTCCGTAGCTCCGAGTGGCAAAGAGTCATATACACGCCTTGTATCCAACGGCGAGCAGGGTACTCTGAAGTACATTGGCGACGACCAGTACGAATTCGAGTCCGCTGAAACTGAGACGACCCAAGTCTTCAAGGAATTGGACGTTCTGTTCAACTTTAGACTAGGCTACGCCCTAACTATTCACAAGGCTCAAGGCTCCGAATGGGATTACGTGTACTACTACGAACCAGCCATTCACCGCCACAGCAACTACCCTCTCAATCTCAGGTACGTCGCAGTTACCAGAGCCAAACAGAAATTCGTATGGAAGGCAGCCAACAACCCTAGACTCAGCTTCCTGAAGTTCAACCATATTCTCACAAACAAATAGGCGCATCATGAAAATCACACTAGACACAATCAGGGAAATCTACCTTGCAAAATACCCAGAATTCAACAATCCGGAACGCTTCTCTATTTTGGTGACAGTGGCTTACAGACGCAATCAAGTCCCGACTCTCATTAAGTGCATCAAGCAGCACAAGTTCTCTGGCACTGTCAACAAGTATAAGAACATCGGAGACCTTGAACTGTGGAAGGTCACCGTCTATGATACCACTCTGCCGGGCAACGCTAAGGGCAAGGCTATCGAGGGACTCAACATCACCGTGGGGATGATAGAAAAGCTAATCGACCTTGCTGCGTTTAAGGATGACCTTGAAGAAATCCAGAAGAGCTCTGAAGTCGAACAGCTCAGACGCTCCGTTACTGAAACCACAGCTGAACGTACTTTCTCCAACACTCTGAGTGACGAATCAGTGAAGTCGCTCTCCGTAAACATCGCGCTGGCTCTTCCGGCTACTGAAGGTACGTACAGCGAAGCCGACAAGGCTTTCTTCTCGTGGTTTGCTCGTGACGCCAACAACAATATCTACATGCGCGTCAACGAGAATAGACTCATTCTGGTTCCCATGAAAGAAAGCGACGAGCCTCAGATTCGTGACTTCCCCGAGTTCTGGGCTTCGTTCTGGAAGACCTACCGTCGCAAAATCATCGAAGTCAACGATCAGGTGATTGCCTACGCTTGGACACTCAAAGACAGTATTGAGGACGCTGACCTTGACGAGTCCCGTCTTCGCATGAAGGTAGACCCGAACAAGAAACGTTCAATCATTACAATGATCCACCAGTTTATTCCGAAGAGCTGGATGAACCGTCTCTGCTTGACTCTCAACATCGACCAAGTAGACCAGTACGATGATGAAGGCAAGAAGATCGGAATGACAAAGTTCTTCAAGGGCTTTAATCTCGGTTTCTATCCAAAGGGAATCGTTACTGGCAACCCGCAACCTCCCACCGAAGAAAACTGGCAGAGAATGTTGGCTTCTGCTATTCCGAAGATCGAGATAAACGAAATGGAAGTTGTCCATAGCTTCTCTGATCAACCCGGAGTATGCGCCATCCACCGCATTCAGACAGGCGTATGGAAAGCGGACATGCCCGAAAAGATCTCTCAAGTCGAGCATCTTCCTCCAACTTGGAGTATGTTCTTTGAGAGCAGACTCGGGTCACAGAAGTTCTCTATGCTCTACCGCATCGCAAAGTGGATTGTCGGAGTTGTAGACGCTAACGACTTCAGCCGAAAAGTGCTCGTGGTTTCTGGTCACGGCGCTGACGGCAAGAGCCTCTTTCAGTCCGCAGTAATGGCAGGGTTCAACAAGTTAAGCGATTCCGAGTTCTGTGCTGTGCTTCCGGCTGAGTCCGTGACTATCGAGGGTAACACGCAGAATGGTCTTGGGGACTGTCTTGATGCGAGAGTCCTCATGGTATCTGACGTTGCCAAGGTTACTGAGTTCCTCAAGAACGATATCATCAAGGGTATTACTGGCGGTGACGTAATCACTTGTAACATCAAATACCAGAATCCGGTCAAAAAGTGCATGGCAGGTACCAAAATTATGCTTTGCACCAATTGCAAGACTTACATGGCAGATACCTTTGTGGACGGTCGTGTGAGCCCAGTATACTTCGAACGCCACGATACAGCAGGTGGGGATTGGAACCCGCAAGAAATCAAGGCTAAACTCGTCGAAGAATTCGCTGACTTCGTCGGATGGTGCCATCACTTTGCCTATGCTGTTGAGTGCGAGCGTGGAATCCCACATGCAGGAGACCAACGTATCTGGAGCGACCATGTGGATATCACTGACGTTAGAGCTTGCTGGGAAATCATTGGTACTGACAACGGCGGAGACAGCATGTTCATCTACAGACGCTCTGACGAAGAGTCTGAAGGCGAAGAAGCTGACTTAGGTGATCTCTGTGATGACGTGTTCGAAAGCGCCCCTGACAACAAGCTTGCATACAAGGAATGCATCCCTGTATTGAAAATATTGTGCGAGGAACGTAGAATTCGTGCGTTTAACTTCGACAAGCAGAAATACAAGGTCATGCTCACCAAGGTGCTTCAGCGGAAGTTCGAGGGAGTCAACAAGTTCTCCTCAAACGGAATCCGTGGCCTCATCGGTGTGCGCTTAAAGAAGCAGGAGACAAAACAGCCCTCTGCACATTTCAAGCGTGTGGAAAGTACAGCTGAGACTGCAATGCCATCATTCTAAGATTAAGGACTCCAGTCACTAAGCTGGAGTCCTTTCGTTTCAGTTCAGTAGCGCTCCGAATCCGTAAATTTTGAGTGACCGTTCTTGCAATATTTGTATTTCGCACATAGAGTTTCGTGTGGTACAGAACGCAGAGCACAGCACACCACCAAAATTGCGGTCGTCTGGAAAATTTTATATAAATTTTTTATTACTACTTTTTTTCTTATAATACTTTTTTATTTTATTTTTTAGTGTTCTGTGTTCTAAAAAATAAAAAAGATTATATAAGAAAAGGAAAAAGTGGCAGAACACAGGCAGAACACTGGCAATTTGAGTGTTCCATAGTGTTCTGAACCACAGTGAATCAACCTAACTCCACACTAAAGGAGGAGCCCCATGCCTTACGAACAATACGCATTTACCAAAGACCGTTACGAGACCTCTCGCTGTAAGCTGTGGATTCCGCACGAAATGCACCCGACAGTTCTCGACAGTATAAGGATGTTTAGCGGTCATCTTAGCAAACCATATTGGGAACCAGACCTTCTAAAGTCATCGATGCCGGGAATATGTTTTGGATCCACCACTGAACACCCTGTTTGGAACAATTACCAAGTCAAGGCGCTTTCGGAACTAATCTTCACAACACAATTGCTCTTGCTTGACGTGGATGAGTGCCATGTACACTTAGACCGGATCCAAGCGTATCTAGACTCGGCATTAGGCTGCTGGAACATTTGGTACACCACGCCCAAGAGCACGCCACTTCATCCAAGGTTTAGACTTCTGCTTTGTGCCAACCGCCCTATAACGATGGGAGAGAAACGGGCATTGTCGAAACCGCTCAGAGAGAAGATACCTGGAATAGACCAAGCTAGCTTCGAGCCATCCAAGTTCTGTCTCTTTCCGTGTATATGCGCTGATTCGGCGGATCCAGACTCCTACACGTTCGGATGCTCAAAGCTCACCAACCCCTTCGATATAAACACGGTTCAGCTTGAAGTTAGAAATCCGGTGCATTCTCCCTCATGCAGAGTGGAGCTGACACGACTGACGGAAAGACTCTTAGATGATCTTGTGACCAGCATCAATGAGGCTCCGGATGGGTGCAGTCAACCCGTGATAAAAACTGGACTCTCCCACCTGCTTCGGCACACTGCAGTTCCTATGGATGTATTGGAGCTCAAGGCTGAAGGCATAGAACGTGATGACCGCCGTCGTGACTTCATTGGGATCGCCAGATGGATGCAAACTAAGCAGAACATTTCGAAATAAACCGAACTTTTTTATGAGACAGGGGTCGCAGTGGCCCAAACGTTTCAACTTAAAAATGAGGAGAACTCCTCGTAATTCCACACTCAATCAGAGGCTATCATGTCTAAAATTGCTTTATCCAAAAACGAAATCATCAAAGAAACTAACTCTTCTATCAAGCTCTCCGATGGTGCCTATCAGGCTGTAATCGTCGGTATCCTTATCTCTAACAGAGCCGCTTTCAAGGAAGGCGAAGATCCGTTCCCGGCTATCAGATTCGCTCTTCAGCTGTCTGACGATGATGGCAAGATTAAGATCCAACAGACCAATGATCTCCGTCTCTCGCTCTCCGAAAAGTCTTCTCTCTTTAAGCAGCTCTCTAGCTGGTGCAAAAGCGCAAGCCCGGATGAACTCTGGGAAAAGCTTCGTCCGATCGGCATCATAGACGCCAACGACAACTTTGACTATGACAAGATGCTCGGCAAACACGTTCAGCTCATGGTCACTATGAAGCAGTCTAAGAAGGATGCAACAAAGTTCTTTCCGGAACTCCAGTTCTCCACGCCAAAGAAGGGACAGACCTTTGATCCGGTGGTTGAAGCTGACAAGCTTGCTCCGATATGGCTTCCGAACTTCGTCAACGATGCTGATGTGCTCGACACGGTCTGCCTCGAAGGATTCGAATGGAAGCGTTATGAAGAAAAGGATGGCGAACAGTCTAGCGCTCCTTCTCGCGATGAACTTGCCGCTACAACTCCGGCTCAATCCAAGACGGAACCAGCAAATGAAACTAAACCTGAAAAGGCCAAAGTCGCTAATAGCGCAAAGCCAACCGCCACGGCAGCCCCCAAGAATGTTGTCTCCAAGCTCAACGTTCCGTCTGCCTCTGAAATTGATGAATCCGAAATGCCGTTCTAGGAGTACCCATGACGCAAACTGAATACAACAATGTGTTTATCACGGCTACGCTCAAGGCGTTCCGTGCTGTCATTGATGCTGGGCTGTCTCTGCGTGACCAACCGTCCGTGGACAACCTGCTCTCCGACAATGACGTGTTTAATCTCCTTATCGCTAGCTCTCAGTGCAACGATGAAGTGTCTCTTGGCAGAGAAGCAAAGCGTATCAACCGCATTGCGTTCCCGACCTACGACTTGCTCCATGCTCCGGGTTCCAGCTTGAAGCTCTGCTTCTCGTTTATGCTCAAGTTCGGTGCCAAGTACAAAGAATGTTTCGTTCCGGTTGAATCCGCTTTGGCTGTGACACCCGAACACTCCGAAGCAGTGGCCAAGGAACTCTCCGAAGCCGAAGCAGCCAAGGAAGCAGCCATCCGAGGTTAGCCATGTGCGCCGATAACTACACCGAACAAAAGGAGTGCCTTCCGCCTCCTCCGAAACAGCCTAAGCTCTTCGTGGTTCAGTCCTACGAGTTCAAGACTATGGACAATGTTCGTTGGACTATCAGTGAAGCTGAAGCTGCGGTGGAAGCCGAAATTGGACAGAAGGTCATCGTGTGTGACAACACGGTGTTCTTCAATCCAGACCCGACCAATCTGTTGCGTCCCTTTGCAGAGAACGTAAGGCTCATGGGCGACTGTGACATTATCTACTTCGCAAGAGGGTGGAGCGAGTCTTTCCTTCCGAGAATGCTCAATACTCTGGCTCACAAGGTGCTTGCACCTGCGGGAAAGAGGATCATCGAGGAAACTAAGTACTAGCGATTCTCCTAACAACAGAACTTTTAAATGAGAGGGCGTCGGTGCTCAAGACAACGTTCTCTCAGTGACTAGACGTAGACCGATGTAAAGACATAATTATCTTGTGTGTTGAAAGTTGAATAATGCAGTATCCTTGGATACTGCATTATTTTTTTTTTGAACCTTACTTGGAGTGAGAGCGGAGCAACGAGCCGCAAAGTAGAATGAGTGAATATATTTGGAAAGAAGACAAGCTACTCCGCTCCCAATTTTAAGTTCGTTCCTAGCCACCTTGTTCGGTCGGATCCGAGCTAGACTCCTGTGTCGGTGCCGGATCTGGATCTGGTTCCGGAGTCGGTTCAACGTAATCTGTCCAGACCACGTCGAACTCCATCGTGTTATCCGCTCCTGCGAATGGGGTCTTCACTTCGTACAGACTGTTATCGTCCAAACAGCGGAAGAGCAAATTGCCTCCACGGTTTCCGAGGATCTTGATAGGCGTTTCTGTACCGTTGATTACCGCTTTGCATTCTGGGGCAAAGGCGAACTTGATTTGAAGGGTGTTTGACATGAGTTACCTCTTTGATTTTATAATGGTGTTGTCCATTACTGCGCTCATTCTGGCAATATCCACGCTGATCGTCTGCACACTTTCTAGGATGCGATCGATCTTTCCAGACAAAGCGTCTTGATTGGACTGAAGGTTTACGACATTCTGTTCAGCCAAGCTAAGCCGTTTGTCTAGTTGGCTGTACTTGACATCACAACTTTCAGAGCCGGAGTGATTAAGCCAAATGGCCCCTGCCGCCATGAGAGCTATAAGCCCTTTGGCGACGGGGTCAAGAAGCTTCCTCCATTCTTTCGATTCGTTTGTAGTTGGCATACAACCTCCTAGACGTGGCTAATTAAAGTCCACTGTTCCTCCGCCGCGATCGTCTTTAGATCGTGGAAGGATCCCGGAAGGCTGACTCCGCCCAACACAGAAAACTCAATCTGAGGATAGATCGAGAACGAGTTGTAGGTGTAGAACGGGGCGTAACGCATTTCGTCGAAGGTAAACGAGAAGTGAATGTTGGTCATTTCAGATTCGTAATACTGCGTCTGAGTAGCGTTCTGAGTGTAGTTGTTGAATGCTACCAGAATCTCAGGAGTTCCGCCTATTTCCGTTTCAGAATACTCGTCCCCGGCATTGAGCTGGTACGAGAGCATCATCTTGATTTTGGCGGCTACGATCGGAGAACCGGATGGCTCGCCATCGAGAACGTGTCCAATCTTTGCTGAATAGTCGTATCTTAAGGCTTGTGGCTGGTCGTGCTTAAGAACATCCCAGATAGACCCGGAGATAGCCTGACCACCGTGTTCGAACGGAGTGGAAGAGAGATACGAGTTGAGAGTCGTATACATCTTCGGAAGGTTAACCTGCAAGTAGCTTGTGCCTAACAAAGATCGACGATACGTCTGTGGGGCAGCTGTGTCAAAGGGATAGAACGTGTATACTTCCCAACCCGTGCCAGTAAGCCTGTATTCCACAAAGCGTAACGGCTGTACGAAGAAGGATTCGAAGATCGCAAGGTTGCTCTGGTAATACTTGAACTTGCCAAGCAGTCTTCCATCGGTGCTCACGAGAACGAAGTTGCGAATACTCGGACTGCCGTCATACAGGGCTGCGAGTTCGCTCAGCGTAGTCTGTTCGTATACGATGGGGGTAAACTGGGCTGCTCCCTGCTGAAGAGTGTCTAGTTTAGTCTTATCTTCCTTGCTCATGAGACCATCGGCGGACTGTGTCACGAGCGAGTTCTTAGCCGCATTGATGTTTGTGCGGGCTTGGGTCTGTTGGGGGTCAGTGAGCGATTGCTGCACAGACCACAAAACGGATGAATTTGGCGTACTCACTTTAAGATCTCCTTTGTGTTACTTCCAGTCGCCTGGAATCTGGGCTAGCTCTGCTGCGCCAGAGGTAGTATTCGCGCCACATTTGTAGAAAGCTTGGCTATGACCAGAAGGCGGGACAGCCTGAGAAGAAGCTTGTCTATACAAAGCAAGAGCACCGCTCTCCACAGCCGTGCATTCCATAAATACCTGCCCAAAGTATTCTACTTGGCTTGTGGCAAACAGTGGAACCGTTGTTAGAGACGAACAATGATTGAACGCACCCAACATATTGGTAACAGAACTCGTGTCAAACAGCGGCACCGTTGCAAGAGCTGTACAGGAACTGAACATGCGGCTTATATCAGTTACGGCACTGGTATCAAACAACTGTACCGTTTCAAGAGACGAACATCTATCGAACATGTAGCTCATCTTGGTAACGGCACTTGTGCCAGTAATTAACATAACTGTTTTAAGGTTTGTGCATTCGAGGAACAATTGGTTAGCGGAAGTAAAACCCTCGAGGTTAGCGGCTATTACTTCCGTAATATTTGTGCCGTTTCTGAGCATTCCGTTAGCAGACGTTCCGCTCTTGTAAACATCGTAAACGTCAGTAGTACCTTCAACAAGGATGGCAGTCTCATACGATGTGAAACTGGACTTTATCGGAGGATTACCATCGCTTGTCCGTACTCTAACGGTTCTTGGAGGAAGAGTGGGAACAGGAGGTTCAGGCGGTGTGACAGAGAAGTTCCCTATTCTCACCACAGACACTCCTGCCGGACATTTCACTTCGCTTTCGATATTGCCAAGATAGATCGGGCTAACACCTCTGGGTTTAGGGATACTCGTATCCCCGTTCACCGCATAGACTGGGCTTACACCACTTGGTTTGGCAACACTTGTGTCGCCGTTTACAATGTATACCTCGGAAACCCCTTTAGGCTTCGGGATAGACAGATCACCATTCACGGCGTACATTTCTGATTCTGCCATTTTGTAATCTCCTTATCATGATAGAGTTTTATGCAGACATGGTTCCACCCCATGAGGTAGGAATCTGAGCGAGCTCGGCTGCGCCTGTGGTAGTATTCGCACCGCAGTTCTTGAAGCAATCCGTGTATGACATTGGAGGCGCGACCTGTGTGCTCATCTGCTGATAGAGAGCCAGAGCTCCGCTTTCAACATTTAAACAACCGTAAAACATGCTGTTCACGTCTACAGCAGAGCTCGTATCGAACAATGGCACAGCCTTAAGATTTGTGCATTCTGCAAACATGTAAATCATACTTCTAACTGTGCTCGTGACAAGCAATGGAACGGTTGTTATGCCAGAAGCACGGAACATATATGCTGTTGATGAGCAACTACTAAGGTTAAATAACGGAATGGCCTCTAGAGAGCTACAATTTTCAAACATACTTTCCATAGACACGATTGAACTTGTGTTGAAATAGTCAACAGTGCTAAGGCTGCTGCAACCAAAAAACATATATTCTGCATGTACGATAGAACCCGTGTCATACAAAGATACCGTTTTAAGACTTGTACAACCCGAGAACATATTTCCAGCATGGTCTATTCTGCTCATGGACAACCAAGATACCGAAGTAAGATTCGTGCATCTTGAGAACATACCTGACGCAGTTCCGCCTGGTTCTAAAGGATCATTAAGGTTTCCTGCTATAACTTCCGCGAGATTTGTGGAATCTATGAACATGCCTTCAAATATAGGAACTGAAGGCGTTACATCGAATATATCTGTAGTGCCAGCCACCCTAGTAATGGTTGTATTACCAAGATAAGGGTAGTTCGTGTATAAAACTGGTGAATTTCCATCAGTCGTCCTTACACGAATAGTACGTGAAGGAAGAATAATAGGATGCTCAGTTGTCTTGTTGTTGTACTCTAATACTTTTCCGTTAAAAATATTCCATCTATGATTCATAATATACTCTCCTACTCAAATTTGTCGTATAAATCTCCATTAAAGAACCATACAGAACGCCCAATAGAACGTTCTGTATGGCAGTTGTTAAGTGTTGAAGGTGCACGAGCTAACCATAGTATCGTTTTCCGCACTATTACGACCATTGAACATTGCATACACATTCGTCACATCATCCGTATTCCTAAAGCTGTAACAGTGTACAATGCTGCACT